TTGAGACTCCTGCCTCTGTACGTCCTCAAGATGTCGCAAGTGCGGCAGGCAACGTCGCGGCTTTAGGTGCTGTTGCAGGAGATGTTCTGTTTGATAATCCTCTTGATGAAGAAGATCCTCTAGCACCAACCATTCAATAAAAAAGGGGCCATAAGGCCCCAAGGGTTGAGCGAACGACCTACTCAAAAACCTCAAAGATATCCCCGATCATAATCTTAACAAAGGGGATGTTAATCACAAAGCCATCAAAGAAGTACACTTGTGCTTCATCAATGTCCTCATTCTCTTTCCAACCTAATACTGGTTGGCTCTGTACTGTCTCCATTGACAGCCCGAATACATGGTGAAATCTAATTGTCATCATATTTCTTGTGCCTTGTATAAATGCGTAGCATTTCCAGTTTGATTCGACTTGGCTTGGGCAATTGCGGAGGTACCATCCTTAGCTTTATATGTTCCAATATACCTTTGCCCGCAGTAAACTTTATAAGTCCTCACCATCCCCAGTCTTCCCCTTCCAATCCATGTGCGTTGTAATCCGTGACTCGCTTTTCAAAAAAGTTGGAAATAGAACTACCACCAAGCAACTCTTCCATCCATGGGAGGGGATTTGTTTTGACCTTCCAGTTAGTCTTAAGACCCAACTGCAGTAGTCTACGGTCTGCGAGGTAACGAATGTACTGCTTGACATCTTCTGCGGTGAGCCCTTCCAGATCGCCCATTTCATACGCCAAGTCAATAACCTTGTCTTCCAGTTTGACTGCAGTACGGAACATTTCGTAAATATCTTTCTTAAAATCGTCATTAACAATTCTTGGATGCTCCTCACAAAACTCTCGAAATAGCTTAGCCATCCCCTCTGCGTGTTGAGACTCATCACGTACAGACCACTCAACGACAGTACACATACCCGGCATCTTACCTTGGCGTTGGTAGTTCAACAACATTGCAAATGCACTGAACAAGGACATACCTTCATTCATAACAGAACGTGCAATGGAGAGGCCAGTCCCCGCAATAGAATGAGTGTCTATGTCTCCCATAAACTCTACCTTCTCTGCCATCTGATTGTATTCAAGGAATGTGCTAAACTCTTCCTCCGGCAACCCTAAGGTATCATTCAGGAGGGCGTAGGCTCTTTGGTGGATGAACTCTCGACTTGCAAAGGTCGTAAGCATCGCCCTGATTTCATTGTTCTTAAACTTGGGTATATAATACTCCAAGTAGTTTGTTCCCACCGCAACGTCACTTTGCGTAAAAAGCCGCAAGATCTGGGTGATATGGTTTTTCTCTTTCTCTGATAGCTTGCCGGATTTCCAATGGTTGACATCTGTTTGCAGTTCCAGTTCATCTTCAATCCAATGTATCCTCTCGTGTTCTGTTGCATACGTCACTGCCCAAGGGTAGCTAAAGGGTTTGTAGGTTACGTTCGCTTCTAATAAACTCATAGGTTTTCTAATTCTCCTTGGTTCTGATATATTACGTTCATCAGATTGTTGTTATGATATTGTAATCTTTCTATTTCTTGTAACAACTTGACGGTGCTATCAAAGCAGTCATTGAGTAGTCGTTTGTTAAACGGGTCAAGGTCTTTAATCAAGTCTAATCTTTTAAGTAGGTTCTGCGCTTCTTCTTTCATATGGACTCCAAATCTATTATTTCAATCAACCTTGGCATGATACGCATACCTCCTCATCTTCAAAGTCCTTCAGTGCATTACGGTCTACTTTAGTCCCAACCTTTTCCGCTGAGACACCTGCCGTAGTGCGTAGATAGTATAGACCTTTAAGACCTTCCTTCCAAGCCTTGAGATGTACCTGATTAACAATAGCCTTGTCTGTCCCGGAAGGGAAGAAGACGTTAACGCTTTGACCTTGACAAATAAACTCCTGACGTTTGGCAGAGTGTTCAACAACCCAGTTCTGATCTAATTCAAAGGCGGTTTTAAAAGTATCTTTCTCAGCGTCCGATAAAAACTCCAGATGCTGTACTGATCCTTCAGCCTCCGTAATAGACTTCCAAACCTTCTTAGTATTCTGTCCCTTCTCTTCAAGTAACGTTTCCAAGTACGAATTACGTACTGTGTGAGACCCTGCACGAGTCCTATGTACATAACAATTACTAATGCGAGGCTCGATACTGGCAGAGCAACCACAAAGAATACTAGAATTAGCGTTAGGAGCAATGGCAAGTAGATGCATGTTACGAACGCCAGTACCAATACCGTCTGGACATTCTCCCAATGCTGTAGCCAGTTGATAAGTCGCATCTGATGCTTGCTCCTTGATGTCCTTAAACATCTGATAGTTCTCTGAGGCCGCTTGCCATGACTCCCAAGCTATGCCTTTGGATTGGAGGTAGCCGTGGAACCCCATTGCTCCAAGGCCGACTGAGCGCTCTCTGTAAGCTGAGTAGACAGCTTTTGATAGTTCTTCTGGTGCGTTGTCAATAAAGAATTGAAGGACATTGTCCAAGAATCGGATAAGGTCTCCAACCATGCCGCTTGTTTTCCAGTCGTCGTATCTTTCAAGGTTGACTGAGGAAAGGCAACAGACTGCTGTACGCTCTTCACTTGTTGCGAGATGGATTTCATTGCAGAGGTTACTGCCATTAATTGACAATCCAAGTTTTCTTTGAGCTTCTGGCAAGCCTCTTCTGGCTGTGTCGATAAAGTTAAGGTAAGGACTGCCAGTTCTGAAGCGAGCTTCAAGGATTCGTTGCCACAGTCTACGAGCTTTGACTGTATCTCTAACAATTCCTGTGTTTGGGTCTGTAAGGTTCCATTCTGTATCATTGATTACACTCTCCATAAATTCATCTGTTAGATTCACAGCATTGAATAAATTAAAACACTTGCGATTGATATCGCCACCAGTAGGTACTTTAAATGAAATGAACTCCTCTATGTCAGGATGGCTTACGTCCAGATACGCCGCATAGCTCCCCTTCCTTGTCTTTCCTTGTTTGTACGCTGTCATCTGAGCGTCTACTACTTTCATGAACGGTATCGGTCCGGGGGCTTTGTCGCTGATCCCTCTCACGTCTGACCAGTGCCCACCCACACCTCCGCCCTTTACGGAAAGCCACGCTATTTCACCATTATGTTCAATAAGGCTATCAAGAGTGTCCCCCACGTAAGTAAGGAAACAACTAATAGGCAAGCCCCGATTGTTTCGTGCATCGTCAGGTGCGTTTGAAAGCACAGGTGACGCAAACATAAACCAACCTTTCGAAGAATAATCATAAATACGTTGAGCAAAATCAAGATCCCCTGCACAATAGGCCACTGAAGCACGTGCAAAAGCGTGTTGAGGGCTTGTCTCGTGGTCGAACATATAATAATCTTCCATGAGTTTAATCGCTTGTTCACTGAGGCGAGAGTCTCTTTCATAGTCAATCGTTATCCCTAAATAATTTGTCATTCACTTCTCCAGTCTTTTTCTTGTGTGGTTGCCCTTGCAAAACCACAAGGGCGAACCTACTATTTTACCATATCTCTATCAACTTGTCCAGATAGTGTTTGGCTTTTTGAAGGTCTAACTTCCCACCTTTCTCCTGAAACCTCGCCATATATTTGATAACATTACCTAAAATAAATCCTTTAAACTGCTCCTCAGACATCCAACATTCCATTGCGTCCCAAGGCTGTATCTTCTTGGCAGTGTAATGATCACCACCAAGTTGATAATTGCGAGCCATTTCACTCAGGTCACTCATCGGTCTTCCTCGTGTAGATGCTCAAATCTTCTATGTTAAAGGAGTAACCGTAGACACCCTCAAGACACTGTACGACATCCTCTAAGATTTCATTCCACGTCACAGTATCGTCGTATTTATTGTCTAATGTAACAGTTTTACCATACTGACGAAACTCAAACGTCACATATGCTTTGTCGTCTTCATCTTCAAATACACTATCAAATCTACGACTCATCTTCTAAGTCCTCCAAGAAGTAATCTAGTTTATTTTCAATCTTGTCATTAAACCGATCAACCAGTTCCTCTGAGGTGATCTCAAGCACCTCAAGGACACTGAT